CCACTTGAAGCCAACCGTGAAAATAGAATTGAAGATTGGGCGCCAGCATCACTTGCACTAGTTGCCAAATTTAAAGTAGCATATTTTGAAAATATAGTAGCACTACCACTTACATATAATCTTGCTAAATTTTCATTAACTGCTGCTTCACCATAAGTTCTATAAGCTGGACCAGTACCTACAAATAATTCATTACTTGCAGTAATTTCCGAAGCAACAATTTTATTACTTGCGCTTAAATTACTTGCGGTAATATTTGTTGCAAATACATTTGATAATGTACTATTGCCAACAACAGTAAGTGTACCCGCATCTTGTATTGCACTCGCAGTTAATCCTGCACTCGCACTAACTAATCCGCTGAAGGTGGCAGTAGTACCAGTCAATCCTGCTAATGTTGATGCGCCAACTACTGTTAGTGTACCTGCATCAGTAATATTAGTTTTTACATACAAATTACTGGAACTAATATAACCACTTGCACTAATATTGCTAGCAGTAATACTGTTTACATTTATATCAGATGAACCTGTTAAAAAACCAAATGAATCGGTTTGTAAAATAAGTCTTGAACCACTAATAATTGTTTCAACAAATGGTGCTTGTCCACCCTGCAATGACGCAGAAGTTTGTGGAATTACTATATTTAAAGTATTAGAATTGGGGTATGGCATATAATTTCGTCTTTATCTAGTTATAAATATAAATATAAAACATATTAATATATAATTCTTGACATTACGCAGTCCAATCTGCAATCGATTGTCTCAACCATCTTCCACCAGCATAAATATAATGATAATCACCATCATATGCCATCCAACCATCTTCACCATAATCAGTTGGTGTATTTGGAACAGGATGCCAAATAGTAACTTCTTGAGAACCACTAACTGTTAAGTTTATAGTTTGTTGTATCAATGCGGCATAACTTTGTCTAATTGTAGTAATTGCTTCTCCAGCTGCAGTAGTAGATTGTTCGGTTGCGATAGTACCTTTAGGAAATCTCCATTCACTATCATTTTCGGCAATAGGATTTATACTATAATAAGGATTTCCTTTGTTACTATAAGTGTTATCTTTAACCTTTTGATTAACCTTAGCCATTTGAGTACCACTAACAATTTCTGCTGTTAATTTTACTTGTTTTGGTGTCAATAATCTTTGAACAGTTTGTTTTCTATCTTCAAAAGATTCTGGCAACAAATAAGCATTGGTAGTTAAAGTAAATGTACTTCTTACCATTCTGTCTTTTTCACCACTACTTTCTATAGTATTTGTGTAATTGTCAATTTTAACTCTGAAGTTAAATCTTTGTTTATCTCCCCAATAATCTCCTTCTGCAAAATTAATTTTTTCTAATATTGCATTGTTTTGTTCAACATATTCAGTCCATACAATAAATTCATATTCTGCTTTAATATGATCAGGCATAGTAACTGCAAATATTTGATTGGTAGGAGCAACTGTCTTATTTAATAAATTAAATTTATCGTATTTGTTCTTTTCATTGAACTTAGTCATTACTGGATAACTCAAATAACGATTAAATGTTTGATAACCTTCATCTTTCGCAAATGATGTTCTTTTAACCATTATCAAAGGAATCTGTAATTTACCCTGTTGATCTCTTAAACCGCCTTGAGCTTTTGCTGCATACCATTTTTCAGGATTACCATATATAATAGGCACTTTTATATTTTCACCTGCGTCAATTACAGTAGGATTGATAACATTTTGTATATAACTAATCAATGCAGTATCAATATCTAATAAACTAACAGTAAAATTTTTCTTTGCATCTTCATCTCTTCTAGTATCCAATGCAATGTTTCTTACATTAGATACAATAGGATTGTTCTTTTCAACATTGTTATTTGTTGGTACTGGATTGTTCGTATTTCCTTGCCACATAATTAAAATTGACGGTTAACTAAATTAATTTTGCTCAACTTGCTATAATGCGTATTACAAATAATACTATGTGATTTATTTGCTTGACCTCCGAGCAGCTGCTCCTGTACAACATTATCAACTTCATGATAACGATCATTAAATAATATCATATCACCAACTTCTGGATAAAAACTTGCATCTTTTAATGACAATTCTCTAAATTTAAATACAACAGTTTGATCTCTATCAGGTCCAAATCCTTCATCATCTGTACTAATATCACCACGATCAATTATACTACTCAATTCTACACCAGAATAAAAACTCTTTCCTTCAGCCGCAACTGCTTCACCATAAATGTTTGTATTGGTTTCATTTGGTGCAATCTTAAATAAAACAACCAATGTTTCAATAATGTCACGCATCAATTCTGCATTAATTTGATTAACCAAATTAATGTCTCGTTGACTATAATATCTTCCAAATAATGCCATAATATTTTATTATTAAATGAAATGTTGCAAATAAGACATAGGTTTATCATGAAATATTAATATAAAACCAAATACCAAAACCCCAATATAAATTAGTAGTGGAACAGTCTTCATGATTGATGTCATCTTTTCAGTTTCATCTGCTTTAGCTTCCATTTGAGCTTTACGACTAGTAGCTTCAAGATTTTCTCTCAATTGTGTAATTAACGATTCTTTTTCAGATGCCGCTTCACTTCGCAATTCAGAACCATCCAATGTTACTTCTCCGCCAGGAATTGGAATTGTACTATACTTCTGTCTAATCATACCAAGATTTTCTTTGCACAATGCCAGGAAATATTTCTTTACCCATTGTTTGCCAACCGCATTTAATTTATAGTATGTAACATTTTGATATGGTACATTACTATAATCACTAACCACATCATAATTGCTTCCACTACTAAATGTATTTGCTGCACTAAATTTATCTTTTTCAACTACATATTCAATATAAAGTTTGTAATCATATGTTGGAATAGGAAATATCTTTAGTTTATTATTTACAATTTCAAAACTATAAGCACTTTTACGAACCAAATCATTAAATTCAATTGCTTGACCTCTCAATAAATCTTCAAATATTGGTGTCATCAAAAATTGTGTGGCAGGACTATATCCAGCAAATCCCATTTCACCAAGTACATTACTGTAACTCATACCAGTCATACTAAATGGATCATATATACGAGCAAATGCTGGTGGAGGACCATGAAATACTCTTCTAATTTCAACTCTACTTCCACTTTCAATATTGGTGCCAATTAGTGTCTGCAAATCATATGTTTGTTGACTTGCGCTCAATTGAATAGGTACTTTTTTAATGTCAACATATCCACCTACACCAATTTCACTTCCATATCCTTTTGTTAATTGAATTATATATGGTAATCCTGTTCCTATTACATTTTTACCATTGATATTTGGATTATCATTTGTATTTAATCCTTGTAAACTTAATAAATTGTTTCGTATATTAAATTGATTTACTTGAGCGCCATATTCATTGACGGATTCTTCAAATGCAGCATAAAAATTTACATCAATTAATTCAATATCAATGATTGGATACCCCATTCTTTTTGCTGCCCATTCCGCACTCTTTTCACAGTCATATTCAAAATAACCAACGCTACCACTTAAATACGATTCGCTTAAGTAAAATCCAAATGGTATGCTGCCTGTATTTACAGCACTGCCACTCCCCGGCCATCTTACTCTGTCAGCGTCAAGATTAGCACTCATATTTTAGTCCATTCTTTAACATTCATTGTTTATAAATATTAAAATAATTAAGTTTAATTTGATTTATAATCCAAATCTACCTTTTGTTGCATTATAGTTTTGAAGCATTTCCGCTGCGGTTAATGCTCTATTGTAAATCATACACATAGACAATGAACTATCTAAATAGTCAGAAGTTCCTTCATAAGAATTTAAATATATAAAATCAGGATCTGTTATTAATGGAACATTACCTGTAGAAGAACCAAAAGTTGTACTTTTTAATGTATTATTTATATATATGTTGTATTGAGAACTTTCGTAGTTAAAAACAATATTATACCAAGTTCCAGCAGATAAAGATCCTCCATCATTAACAGCCGTTCTTTTGTCACCAGGTTCTTGTACAATAGTAATATATTCATTTGCAACACGGCCTGTATTATCCCCAAAACTTATATATTTAATTGTACTACTTTTTAAATAAATTAAACTTTTACCGACCGATGTAGAATTAATTATTGTGGTTGGTTTAAACCACATACTAATGCAGTATATATTAAAAGCAGATACTGGATTCACAACCGCATAATCATTTGTGCCATCAAATACTATACTACCCATATTACCAGCGTTAAATGTAGGACCATTGGTTAATGTGAGATTTTTACCAGTACCACTTAAATCGGTCCAAGTGGTACCTGTGCCAGGATAGCTAAGTTTATTAGCCGCATCCAAACACAATACTAATCCACTTGATACAATTTTTGGTCCTCTAGATATACCCATATACAGTATAATTATCTGCCAAATCTACTTTTAGTTGCGTTATAATTTTGCAATACTTCAGCTGCAGATAACGATATGTTATAAATTTTTG